GCTTCAAAGTTGACCATTGCCTATAACGCAACGATTGACGCACTATAAATGAATACCAATGAGATATGAAAATGAAATGCCGGATTTTCTGGCAAACGATGCCGTTAATTATGTCAACGAAAGATTTGACATCACTACCGAACATTCGCAACGGCTCAAAGATTACAAGGAGAGGCTGAAGATACCGCCTTCGGCGATTGTTCGCCTGGCGCTGGACTGTTTCTTTCCCAAACTGTCAAACGCTGGCTTTACCGAGGAAGGCATTAAACGCCTCTGGCGGGACAATAAATTTTGACTCAACCAAACCAAATAAACCCAATGTATAAACCCATCCATTTGCAGGCCATGACCGCCGAAGACGTAAGAAGCCTTGCCCTGCACGCAAAGCAGGCCTACGCCTTGCACCCATCAGAGGACAACGCCGCCCACCTGAACCGCCTCGTGGAAATCTACAACTTCAAAGTCGGCAAGCTGGAAATGAGAGGCGTGGCCGTGAAAAAAGAAAAAGTATGATCACCCAAAAAGAACAAGAGATACTGGAGGCGCTGGTCTCCTCCGTGCCGCGCAAAGCCATCGGCAGCCTCGTTGGCCTGTCCGTGGAAACCGTCAACCGCCGCATACGAGAAATGTGCCGCCGGTTTAAATGCAACGGAACCCAGCAACTTATATACTACGTCGGCTCCAATGACCTGCTGACACAAAAAGGTCAGAAAAAAGACGTGGCGTAGTGGGAACTTTGACCTCTATGGAGGCCAAAGAAAAGAAGGGAATCAACTTCAAGCAAACGCCTGAAGGTAAAGAGGTCGTTATTCAGCCGGAAACCTTTCAGCAGTTTATCGAAAAACAACCGAGAGACGAAAAAGGATGGGTTGTTTTCAGCTTCGATCAATTTAAAAAACTCAACCGGCGCGGGCACTTTGCAACCGTTGCGGTCAAAAAAGCGAGTTGATTAAACAAGATATTTTCAGTTATGGCGAATGGAGGAGCAAGACCGGGCGCAGGACGCAAAACAAAGGCGGAAGAAGACCGCGTAAGGAATCTTGCGGTCAAAAGTATTATATCCAAGTACGGCAGCGAGGAAGCGGGCTTTAAATCGCTTTTAGAGAGCGGAGAGCCTTCCTTGCAAAAATTCGTGTTTGAACACGCCTTTGGCAAGCCGAAAGAAAAGGTAGAACATTCGGGCGGCATGGACATTAGCTGGAACGAGACGAAAACCTATGAGGCTCAATAAAAAACAAACTGCCGCTCTTGACTTTCTGGAGGACGATACGACAACCGAAGTTCTTTATGGGGGTGCGGCAGGCGGAGGGAAATCAATTCTCGGCTGCTACTGGCAACTAAAACGGCGGTTGAAATACCCCGGCACAAGAGGACTGATAGGCAGGGCCAACCTGAAAACCCTAAAGGAAACCACGCTGCAATCGTTCTTTGAAGTATGCCGGATGCAAGGGCTGAAAGCCGAAACGCATTACCGCTACAACCAGCAGGCAGGAACCGTTCTTTTCCCCAACGGTTCGGCCATCTTGCTCAAAGACCTTTTCCTTTATCCATCCGATCCAAACTTTGACGAACTGGGTTCGTTAGAGATAACCGATGCGTTTATTGACGAATGCAACCAAACGGTTGAAAAAGCATGGAACGTGGTCAAGAGCCGCATCCGGTACAAGTTGGATGAAAACGAACTGCTGCCGAAAATGCTCGGAACGTGCAACCCCGCAAAGAATTACGTCTATTCCCGTTTTTACAAGCCATCGGTAGAAGGCAAGCTGCCGCCGGAACGCAAGTTTATTCAAGCCCTCGTTACCGACAACCCCGACATTTCAAAGCATTACCGGGAAAACCTTCTTTCGCTGGATGAAAACAGCAAGCAACGACTTTTGTACGGTAATTGGGAGTATGACAACGACCCTTCAACATTAATAGAATATGATAAGATTATTGATTGTTTTACAAATGACTATGTGGATAGGGGAGATAAGTTTATCACTTGTGACGTTGCTAGATTTGGTTCCGATAGGTCGGTTATCGGTGTTTGGGATAATTACCGCGTCAATCTTCATGCGTTTTTGCATTTATCGGTTACTAGATTGGCAGCGAAAATAGAAGAGTTGCGACACATTCACGGCATACCACTAAGCCAGGTTATCGCAGACGAGGACGGCGTAGGCGGCGGCGTTGTGGATATACTCGGCTGCAAGGGCTTTGTGAACAACAGCAAGGCGTTAAACAACCCACTAACCGGCATACAGGAGAACTATACCAACCTGAAAAGCCAGTGTTATTTCAGGCTGGCAGAACGCATAAACAACGGCGGTCTTTTCATCGACTGCAACGACATCGAAATGAAAGCCGCCATCATTCAGGAGTTGGAACAAGTGAAGCAATGGAAGATGGACAGCGACGGTAAAAAACAAGTGATGCCAAAAGAGAAGGTAAAAGAACTGATTGGCCGCTCACCCGACTTTTCCGACACGCTGATGATGCGGGAATGGTTTGAACTGACGAACGTAAAAAATTATTTCATCACCGCCGCCGGAGAGGTGGTTTATTATTGAGCATGACCAAACTCCCATACACCGCCACCGTTCTTGCCCGCCTGCTCCTGTTGGGGATTGGTTACATCCTATTGGCAGCCATGTTTGTTCTGCAAATCGTTGGGCAGATAGGAGACGCTTATTATGCCGCCTTCATCCGCTTTGCCTCCGACACAAAAACATTACTCACCCGTTATAGTGAAATCAAATGAATTTATTGCAAAAAGCAGCCGTAACACTTGCCAATTGGATGCCCAACGGCTACAACCCGCCGGCCTTGCCACGCGACATTACAAGGGGCGCCATTGGTACCGGCATTACGCTCTATCCCGCCGGTAGCGACTACACGAACATCACGCAAGGCTACAACCGCAACCCCTGGATATTCGCCATCGTTTCTAAATCGGCCAAGAAGTTCTCACAAGTACCGTGGTATCATTACCGCATCAAACGCAACGAACGGAAAACGTGGTTTGAGGAGTACATGCCGCTTACGGCCAATTGCCGCCTTGACACGAAGGCCTTGACCGAAGCAAAAAAGATGCGGGCAAAATCCGTAGACCAGGTGATTGTAGACAGCCCGATTCAGCAACTTCTTGCCAAGCCCAATCGCAACGATACGGGCGCCAGCTTTCGGGAGCAGCTATACGGGTACAAGCTACTTTCGGGCGAAGGCAACATTTGGTTTTCGCGGCCCGACAAAAACAAGCCGCCGGAAGAAATGTTCATCATCCCAAAGGCGAACCTTGCCCTTGTTAGCGGCGGCGATCCGTGGGACATCGCAGCCTATAAGCTTGTTTTCTCCGGAAAGGAATTCGTGAACGGCAAAGAGAACATCCTGATGTGGAAGTTCCCGAATTACACCTTTGACCCGAACGGGCTATCGCACCTCCGAGGTCAGTCACCGCTTGAATCAGCCTTGCTGTTGTTGCAAACATCCAACGAAGGACAAGAAAGGCTTGCAACGATGAACAAAAACCAAGGCGTAGCGGGCATGGTGGTAAACGAAAGTGCACCACAGCAGCCCGACCCTGAAAAAGCCTTGTTCATGCGGCGGCAATTCGATTCGATTGTGAACAACAACGACCTGGCTGGAAGCATTGCCTACATGACCGGCAAAATGTCTTTTATGCAGTTCGGTATGAACGCAAAAGACTTGCAGATATTGGAGCAGATGGATAAGTCCATCGAATGGTTTTGCAATGTCTTCGACTATCCGCCCGGACTGCTGACGAAGGACCAGACCTATGAGAACCAAAAGCAGCAAGAGCGCACCTTTATTTACAACAACATTGCCGTGGCTTCTTACGGCCTAAGAGACGAGTTGAACGCGAAGTTGTTGCCGGCGTTTGGCCTTGACAGGGAAAGGGACGTAATTGATTGCGACATTTTAGGGCTGCCGGAATTAACAGAAGATTTAGGCGCAACCGTAACGGCACTAAAAGACGCAATTGGATTAACCGTTGACCAGCGCCTTGAGGCAATGGGCTATGATGCCATCGGCGGTGAAGAAGGTAAAATGATTTTAGTGCCGTCCGGTTACACAACATTGGATGAACTGAACGCGCCCATCGGTGGTAATTTAAACAACGAGGTCGCCTTGTTGAACGGGCAAAACCCGCAGCCATGACAACCTTCAAGGCATTATACAACTTTAGCGACGAGGTGTATTTAAGCACCGACCCGGAGCAATACAAGCGATTGGTTACGGGCGTTTATTTTCGCCCCGGCGGTGTGGTGTATGAGGTAATGTGCGGCACGGAAGCATCAGAGCATTATGAATTTGAACTTTCACCAAAGCCGGATATGGTAACGAAAACGAGATGAGCCGCGCAGACGTTATAGCCTTCCTTGCCCGGCGAAAAGACGAGCCATTGCCAGAAGTTGACGGCAAGACAGACCGGCAGCTAAGGCAGATGTGCTTTGCCAAATATCCCATCCAAAACCCGAACTGTATTAACGAAAGATTTATAAGGCAACGGCAAAGAGATGCGTACTTTGAGAAGCTAAAACTGTTGAGGGATAATAAAAGCGAATGAATTAAGAACCGGCAACACCATTAACGGCTACCATTCGCCGGACGGTTGCAACTGTTGACCCTGTTAATATGCCTAATACCCGCACATATTTGCAAGCCCTTACCAAGCTGGAAGATAAATACCAGCCGAAGATACTTGCCCAAATCAAAGCCTTCCGCAAAGCCTTCATTGAGCAATACAAAGGCAATCCATCCATCGCCGCACAGCAGTTGCACCTTCCGCACGTACATGCGGGGCTTGCCGAACTGCTGCAAGCCATGTACAGCGAAGCCGGCGTATTTGGGGCGGCACTTACCACAAGAGAACTAAAAGCATCAGCGGGCAGGAAGGGCGGCGGCTTTGGTAGAAACCAACGCTGGATTGACGCCGTTAACGCCTTCCTGAAAAAGCACCTGTTGAATCTTGTGCAGAAGATCAGCGAAACGATGCGGCAGGACATTCTTCGCGTCCTGCAAAAAGCCGTTGACGAAAGCCTTTCCATTAACGAGACGGTAAAAGAAATGGAGCGGGAAGATTTGATGATAGCCCGCAGTAGAGTTATTGCCCGTACCGAACTTGTCAGAGCATCTAACGTAGGTCATGCCGTTGCCGCACAAGACACACCTTATGAGGTGAACAAGAAATGGAGTGCCGCAAGAGACCACCGCACAAGGCATTCACACCGCGACATTAACGGACACACCGTAGATGAACTGGACACTTTCCCCGTTCCTGTCTATGACGGGCAAAACATTGTAGGCACGGACAACATGCAATACCCTGGTGATGCGTCGGCGCACCCAAGTAACACCATTAACTGCCGTTGCCGCGTCCTGTATGAACCCAAGCGAGACAGCGAAGGCAATCTTATCATGCGGCGCAATGCGACAGCCGCAACTGTTGTTCCAATGCACCGCACAACCACGCACACCTTCGAACAGATAGCCGCACAGTTAAAGGCGAGAATAGTGATGATAACAGAGCCATAGCCCACCCTGCGCACAGGCTTGCAAAATCCCGAAGCCACGCACTGAAAGAGCTTGCACCGTTAATTAAAACTTCTTTACCAAAAGACACCTTACTTTTATCCCATGCGCCTCATCATACTTGCCTTGCTGCTGCCCGTATTCGCCGCCGCTCAATCAAAAGGTGATACCAAAATAACCGCCACGCCAAGCGACACGGCGCACCTGTTCTCCAAGCTCGTTACCCTTCTTTATACCGAAGATTACATTGTGAAAGTGGAAGATTCAACGCACGGCGTTATTGTAACCGAGCCAAAGATGCTAAAGCAATACCTCAACCCTACGCTTCGCCTGAAACTAACGGTAAGAGCCAACACGGTAACGATCACCGGTGAATTCAATTCCAATCTAAAGACAGCCTACGGAAGTGAATCCACTTACGAGCCGGTAATAAACCGGGGAATGAAAGGCTCTGTTTACCGTGTATCGTGGGACGAAATGGACAGGATCGCGAAGATTATCGGCGCCACTTCTTACGGTAAATGACTTTTTTGTGTCATTGCTTCTTTTGATGTAGAAGATTGATTTATTTTGTATCTACCCCGCAATAGGAATCAATACCCCGCATTCCTGCACAAACACACTCCCGCCGTCCCAAAGGCACACATTCCATAAGGTGGGATGACACGATTTGATAAGCAAGATAAATGGCTGAATCAATTCGTCCTTACCAGTGTAAGGGTATCGCCAATAACGGGCAAGTATTAATCAAGGATATTGACACAGCAGAAGGCCGCATACAGGGCTATTTTGCCATTTTCGGGAACAAAGATTCTGACGGTGACGTAATTGTGCATGGCGCTTTTAAAAAGACGCTGGAGCAGAACTACAACCGCGTTAAACACCTTGCTCAACACAACGCACTTACTCCCTTGTCCGGCACACGCTCCGGCAACCTCACGGTAAAAGAGGACAACTACGGGTTATTCTTCGATAGCAAGATCACAAAGACATCGTGGGGCAAAGACACGCTGATGCTGTACATGGACGGCGTGATTGACGAGCATTCCATCGGTTATGAAGTGATTGACCAGCAAAAAGCAAGTTCCTACAACGAACTCCGCGTATTAAAGCTATGGGAAGGTTCATCTGTAACATGGGGCGCTAACGAGCAAGCCCTTGCCACCGGCATGAAGAGCATGACCAAGGAGCAACAGATTGCCAAGATGGACACGCTCACCAAAGCACTCCGCAACGGTCGCTACGAACAGGAGGAGATTTTCGACATCCTCGAAATACACTTAAAGCAGTTACAAACCAACATACTCAACCTTTCGCAAAAAAGCACTTTCGCCGCTGAAGAAGCACCGGAACCGCTGGAAGATGATGAGGATTTGTTGTTGCTGTCTGCAAAACTCCAAACAACATTCTTCAAACTCAAACACGCATAAGATGAGCGAACAGCTAATCAAGGCTCTCGGTAAACAAGTTGACCAACTTGGAGAGCAAGTGGAAATTTCGGTTAAGAACGCCGAAACCAACATCAACAGAAACGTTGATGAAAAGATTAAAAATGTAAAGTCCGAATTGTCCGGCGAAATCACAGCCACCAAAGAAGAAACGACCAAAGTCGTTGAAAGCGTAAAAGGCATTGATGACGACTTGTCAAAAGTCAAAGGCCAATTGCAAACCCTTCAGGTGAAGGCTGATGAAACCGACAAGCGGATAACCTCTTCAAAGTTTTTTCAGCAGGAAGAGCAAAAAGGCGTTTCGTTTTCTGAAGCCCTTACGAAAGCGGTTGAAGAAAAGACCGGTGAAATTCTTGAATTCAGCAAAGGCCACTCAAAGCGTGTGGTGCTTGAATTAAAAGACATTAACAAGAAGGCCGTTGCCGACTTGTCAACCGGCAACCTTTCGGGAACAACCAACTGGGGTGCACAGGCACGCGCAGGGATTGTAATGGCGCCGAACACAAGAACGCACATCCGTAATTTAATTCCTGTTTCTCCAGCCGGTCCCGGTACTGATTTTTATTTCATGCGTGAAAACGGCAC